CTCCTGATGCAGCTAAGTCAGCCTCCATTTCAAGTAGTGTTGCATAAGTCATATTTCCAGTTACCGCAGCCGCAACTCCAGCATTAAAAACTCCTTGAGGTACATTACCAGCACCAGCATTTACTCCTAATACCGCAGCCTCTAAAGTTGATGCAATTGCATTATTCATATCAGTACGAATAATATTTTCAACCGAGCCATTAGTTTGAGCCAATAGCATTTTTGAAATATCCATATAAGCATCTAATCGCTTAGGTTGTAAAGTCCCAGAGCCAACCACAGTAGCAGCATCAGTAGCAGCCGCACCCTCAGCATTCCATCCAGCAGTTGTTCCGCTTAAAGTTGGAAGTTTCATATCTCCTGATAAGCCATACATCCAAGTTGCTAAATCACCTAAAACTGTTCTTTGTTGTAAAGTTTCAGCCCAGTCACCAACCTCAGTAGGAATCATTCCACTTGCATTCGCAACTGTTTGAGGGTTGTTTCTTTGCTCACCCATAGCAAAAGTAGGTATTCCAACTCCAGTAATAGTATTGTTCAATCTTGCCTCAGCATCATACTCTTTTTCAATACCAGATAAGTTGTTGTTCACCATTCCTTGAATAGCCGCTTGTATTGAATAGCGCTTGTCCGCTTTTATATTTTGAACTGGTGCGCCAGCAACAGAAACATTTGCTCTTAATTCAGCCTCAATTTTTTCACTTCTTTTAATTGATACATCTAAGTCATCAATTTTGCTGATATAATTATCAACATTTTTTCCCTCAGTAATGGTTAGTTCCCTTTTACCAGATGTAGCTTTCGCATGCACATCTTCTAATTTGGCAACTAATCCAGAACGAGTTTCTTTTAATTCTAAACTCTTTTTCATTTTTTTCTTTTTAGTATATTAATTTTTAATTCTAACAAACTTCTTTTGTACTCATAATCTTGCTCACTTCTCATTTTTGTTTTGTCTTTGAAAGTCATGCGACTTCTATTTGCTATTGATAAGTCATTTGCAGTTGGGTAGGCTGGTATTGAAACGGGACTTACATCATATAACCTACCAACCTTATTGATAGTTCTAATTTCAGTTCCTTTTTCACCATCAGTCCAGCTATCTTTTTCAACTGTAAACGCAAATGAACTTTGTGTAATATCACCCCGTTTCATTGAAACTAATAAATCACGACCAGCGGTTGTATCAGGCACATCAAAAGAATACTTTAAACCTCTTTTATCAACCCCTAGTTTTAGAGTACCGCTTGATGTTCTAGCTAGTAAAAAATTAGGGTCATGATTAAAGAACGCCCTAACATCATTATCAAGTACGCCATCAAAAGCACCTTTATCAATTTTTTCCCTAAAGCCGCCTAAGTCCTCAGACAACTCATTAAATACCGCTGCATGTCCCTCAACTATATTTCTTTTTCCTTTTTTTGTAACTCTTGTTTCAACTTTAAAAAAACGCTTTTCAGTATTATCTTTTTTGTCCCAGATATTTCTTAAGCTACTAGTAGGCTCATCCTCATCCTCATCCTCATCCTCAATATCTTCCTCAATATCTTCCTCAATATCTTCCTCAGTTTCTTCATCCTCATCCTCAACTACTTCTTCCTCATCTTCAATTTCTTCTTCCACATCCTCCTCAATATCCTCCTCAATATCCTCCTCAACTTCTACATCATCCTCATCCTCAGTTTCTTCCACATCCTCCTCAGTTTCTTCTTCACCCTCAACTTCTTCATTGTATAAATTAGTAAGTGTTTCATCAAGTACTTCTGCCAGTTCTTCAATATCAATTTCGGTGTCATAATTTTTTTCAATAATTACTGTAATAGTTTCCTCATCTTCCAGTATTTCTTGTATGTTTCTTTTTTCTGTTTTTTTCATAATAGTTTTTATTTATTCTGTAATTTCAATTTCATCTTCAATTAATTCATCAGGTGCGCCTTGAACTATTTGTTCAACTGTCGCCATGTTTAACTGCATAAACAAATTATCGCCCTCTGGAACTACATTCATATTTTCTTTTTGGCGTACTTCATTTATTGTCATTGCTCCTATATTTAACATTGTTCTATAATACTCAGCACGCTCTTTAGGGTTTCCTCTTAATAGTGCATTTGTATTAAATTCAATAAATAGTTTTCCTTGCTCTGCTTTTTTGAATAGCTTTGTAGTCATTTCTTGTTCTATCATTGACAGATAAGGCATTAAACTATATTGAACAAACTCCCTAGATTGCTCTTGTATATTATTGAAACTTGACTTACTTAAATCCCGCAATAGGTGCGGTGGTATATTAAAAATTCTAGCAATTTCTTCAATTGAAAATTGTCTTGATGCTAAGAATTGGGATGCTTCATTTGATAAACTGATAGTATTAAACTTCAACCCCTCCTCTAAAATTAAGGTTTTATTTGCATCTCCTATTTTAGAATAATTTTGGTCAAAACTATTTCTCAATCTGTCTATTGCCTCAGTGCTTAATGCTCTATCAGTTTGCAATACTCCAGATACTTTTGCGCCATTTTGAAAATAAGCGTTTCCGTATTGTTCAAGCGCCAACCCCCACGAAATAGAATTTGCGCAAGTGTCAATTGGTGATTGTCCTATCATACCATCTTGGGACATAATTTTAAAGTGTAAAATTTCTTCATACTCTAAACTTTCACCAGTTTCAGTATTATAATAATAATACTTTTCATCATAAACTCTAAATTCAATATCTTGTAAATTTATAGGATACAAAGCAACTGGTCTGCCAGAGCCATTTCTTTCAATTTTTACATAAGAGTTTCCACCCACGCATAAGTCATACATAATTTTCTGAATAAAAGTATAGTTGGTCATATACTCATTCGGCTTGTTATGTATTATATTATATAAGAAATGGTCAGTACGCTTTGTCTTATCTCCATTCTCCTCACGCTGAATTAGATTAATAGGTAATTGAGCAACTGATTCAGATAATATTCTAACCGCAGCCCATACCGCAGAAAATGCTAAAGCACTATCCTGAGTAACCCTTACACCGCTCCCACTTCCTCCAAAATTTCTGGGGTCTAAAAAATCCCCACTTCTTTTTTCAGTATTTGGTTTAAACCAGTTACGAACAGTATCTAATAGCGCCATAAAATTTTCAGAATAATTGCAATCATACGAAAAGAAAAATTAACAACCTTGAAACTTTGTTTCGTTTATTTTTTTAATTTCCTACTCATAACTACTCTAAAGCTATCATAGCTGGCGTATCTTCTTTTGCCAAAGTTACCCTCGTATTCTTTTTCAACTTCCTCATACGCTTTTACATTAGTTTTTTCAATCCTACAATAGTGATGAAATCTATCTTCAAAACCATTAGGACTTAATAAAACTAATATCTCTAATCTAATTGTCATATTTAAAAACTTATTATACCTCGTTCATTATAAATTGAATCCCCCTCAGTTTCATCAGTAAGAAATTCACCCAGCGCCATAACAGTTGCAACAATACCATCCACTTTTTCACTTGACTTAGCCTTATCTACTTTTATGTTTTCAGCTGGGTCTGTTCTTAGTGAAACATTTTGCATCTGCCATCTCAAAACTGGGTTTCCTAAATGATTCAATTTTTTCTTTAAAATTATTTTTTCTAACTCTTTTGTTGGTGCGGACATACTCGCATATCCCTGACCAAAAGGCGTAAGTGTAGCACCATCATCCGCCAGATTAATCACTAACTGGCTTGAGTTCCACCTATCAAAAGCAATTGATTTGATATTATACTTGCCACCTAATTCATTAATTTTTTTTCTTATAAAATCATAGTCTTGCACATCACCCTGAGTAGTCAAAAGATGTCCCTCTCTTTCCCATTGGTTGTATGGTAGTTTATCTTTCATGACCCTTGTATGGATGCTCTCCTCAGGGCAAAAGAAAAAAGGTAATATTATAAACTTCTCATCTTCCAAAGGGAATAGCAAAACAAGTGAAGATAAATCTCTAGTTGATGCTAAATCTAAACCACCCCAACACTCTTTTCCCTCAAGTAATTTTATGTCAAATGGCTCACTATTTTCCATCCAGATATTATCTCCTATCCACTTAGTTACTGAGGATGTCCAGATATTCAAATGTAATCTTTTAAAGCTATTTTCATAACTTACAATTTCAGTTGCTTTTTTACTTTCCTTTTCAAAATAATCTTTCTTGATACTAACCCCGTAACATGGGTTTGCTTTTTCCCAAGTTGATTCAAGTGTAATATCATCCTCCTCATCCGCTGCATAAATAATAGGTAAGAAACTATTATCATCAATTAAACCATCACGAACTTTCATGGCGTAATCATGTACTTCCCAACAAATATTTCCATCAGTTTTTGAACTTCCAGCGGTTGTAATTGCCATGATAATCGGCTGACTTCTAGCACCAGTTGAAGTAACCATTGTATCCCATAATTCTCTATTTGGCTGGGTGTGTAATTCATCAAATAAAATAGCGTGAGCATTATGACCGTGCTGGAGTTTTGCATCTGAACTCAAAACTTTATAAGTATTTCCTTTTGCTGGATTTATTATTGAGTTTCTGAATAACTTTGCTCTTTGAAATAACTCAGGTGAAAGTTCAACCATTGTCTTAGCTATATTAAAAATAATACCAGCCTGATTTCTATCCCCAGCGCAACTAAAAACCTCAGCACCTTTTTCATTGTCTGCAAATAATATATATAAAGCAATTGCAGCGCCTAAAGTTGATTTCCCATTTTTACGAGGTATGCAGCAATACACTTGCCTGTATTGTCTGAGTCCAGTTTCTTTATCTTTCCAACCAAACATTGGTCTGATAATATCTTCTTTTTGCCACTCCTCTAAAATTAAAAGTTCACCCGCCTTATCACCTTTACAGTGTCTTATCATAGTTTCAATAAACGCCACCGCCCTATCCGCCTCTTTTTCATCAAAGAAATATTTAGTTTTTTTATTCAAAGAAGTTATATTCATTATTTTGTTGTACGAAAGTAGGTTGCTGAATTGAAGTTCTGGCGCTAGGAGTAAAGCCAAATTGAGTTGCTAACTTTAAAGCCCTGTCAAGAGCATCATTTGCTATCTTTTGATAGGGTACGCTTTGTGTGTGCTTGATAGTTCCATCAGGGTTTTTAAACACTTGTATTCTTCCTTTTTCCCTCAGCATTATTTCTGTTTCAATATGTAATGAAATAGCATTGCAGTACGCCTCAATAAGCCTCAAGTCAATTTGATGTAACATCCTTTTATTAAACAGTTCAGAACAAACATTATTCCATTCTTCTTGTCCAATTTCAGTTAGCCATTCTGGAGCAAAAGGAATAACACTAACTAATGAAACTTGCATCTCATTTTCAATAACTCTCTCGGCTTTCAAAGTGCCTTGAAGTTCTTTTATTTTTGTAGGCGTTTTCTTTCTTCCTTTTCCCATTCGTTTAAATTATCAATCAATTTATTTTCTGTTTTTAGCCAGTTATATAAATATATTAAGTTCATGATCATAATATATAAAACCACTATAAATACAACTACAAATAATATAATCATTTAT